AAAACTTTCACCACCATTAATTGTTGCAATTAATTTATTACCTAAATTATCTAATGACCACAAACCTGGTGCAGTTACAATATCTCCTGATGCTGCAGCATTCCATGCAAAGAAATTAGATGCATCAGTTACTGTGTCACCAGATGAATGTGATGCAGCTGTCGTACCACTCGCACCTCTTGTTAATCCTGTTAAACTACCACCACTATTTCCTGTATAGGTAATTAATTCATTATCAATTAATACAGTTCCTGATGATGGAAATGAAGTTGAACTTGCCATTGATAAAGTTGTAACACTCGTATTAATATCTGCTGATAATGTAGACGTAAACTGTCCTTGTTTTTGTCCACCCCATGATCCAAGGCCCCAACCTGTTGATGCAACCTCAACTGCTGGTCCAACTGGATAGTAATGTTTAACCCTAATACCGCCTGATGTGGTTGCACCAGATCCAGATTCATTAGATCCAGTATCAATTGTTAGTGTTGTGTCAGTTGGAATTGATGTTACCATAAATTTATTATCATCAAAATTTGATGAATTAAAATTAGAATTAGTAATAGATGTAAAATTATCTAATAATATAATATCAAACTTGTTAATATTGTGTGCAGATGCAAAAGTTAAAGTTACTGTAGATGAACCATTTGTTGTACTAAAAGCTGATGTTAAAGTTGTTGTAGTTTTTATTGGATGTATGTCATAAAATATACCACCAGAATATGCATATAAAATTCTATTAGTTCCTAACGCTGCATACTTAATACCGGATGAATTAACAAAATGATGAATAGCTGTATTACGACCAGTAATATCAATTGATCCTAGTTGTGCCCAACCACCTATTTTTTCAGGACTACCATATCTAAAACGAACATTATCACCTGCAACCCATTGGCTTTCACCACCTGTTGAAGTAACTTGTTTATTGAATCCTGGTGCAAATTTTACTTTTTGTAACATATAACCTCATTGTATTACATATTCCTTAATGGTGGAATACCTAACATCGGCCTTTTGTCAAACCTATTTTTTTCAGCAAAAGGACCATTTACATGGTTATAATGAAGAAATACTTGAGCGCAAGTATTACCTTCTAGAGGTTCTCTCCAATGTTCTAATTCGCAACCACTATATACTAACATATCTCCTACATCAAGTAAGACTTCTGTGCCTTTAGGTGCGTTGGGTTTATGTATCTGCTTATATTCATCTATAACTGTATTTTGACCTGTGCCATCTATAAATATTGGCCACTTGTCACCACCTAAATGAATAGTTGTTGATATCTCACAGCTCGGTCTGTCTTTATGTCTTTTTAATATGTCACCTTTTTTATATATTCTTGCGTAAGAATAAGTTGGTAATAACTCTAATCTTGTTTCTTGTTGCATAATAGGTAATACTTTCATCATTAAAGTTTCCATAACAAAATCAGCGTAACAAGAAAACGTATTTGGAACTTGTTTATCACTCCACGTGCCTAAAATTGGAGAGTGTGCATGAATATTATTTTTATACATCCAACTAACAGCATCGCGTTTAAGCATAAAATAATTAAATATAAAATTAGCTAACTCATATGACACAGCATTTTTAATTATTTGGTATTTTTTATTTTGAAACATCTGTTCCGTCTTTATGTTTAGTTTGATATTTTGTTGTAGCATTTACAAGTGTATCTACTTCTTCATCTGGTACTATTTCTATTTCATAATTTTCTATACCTAGTAAACACCCTGCAATAAATCTTCTCATTCCCATGCATAACCTGTACTTACCATCTTTTTCAGTGCATATTAAAGGATTAATTATACCATTTTTTTCTATATCTATTTTTAATTTTTTCCATCTTTCATTACGAGTTTGTCTCATTCTACCTTCTTCGGTTTGTAAATGAGCTTCTCTAAATACTATTTGATCTTTGTGTACAATCATACAAACATACCTCTTTGTAAAAAATTAAATGATACAGATATTCTTATATCATCAGATTTATTAGGATCAACACAGTGCATTAACCAAGAAGGAAACATAATACACCTACCGGCGACAGGTTCGTAATGTGTTTCTCTATGTAGTCTTGGAGGTTTTTCTCCGTCTTTTTGTCTAGGTCTAGACATAGCAGCAGCTGATCTTGGATCATCTATTTTTAAATGTCCACAATTTTTAGGAGCTTTAATATAATACACACCTGACCATAATGAGTTTGGATGTTGGTGAGCTCTGTTCATACCACCTGGTGGATTTATATTAGCCCACATATTACCTAATACTGGTTCACTTTCATAATGTTCTTGTTCATAAATTGTTTTTTGACATGCATATAACATATCAACTAATTTTTTAAATTGAGGTAATTCATGCATATTGGTAGTAGAGTGCCAACCTTGAATATTAGTTCTTGATATACCTTTGTCTTGTTTAGACCAAGCTATAATATCTTGCTCTAACTCTTGATTAAGAGTTGGATGTTTTATATCTGCAATATAAATAGGTGTTGGAAAATGTAGTTCTCTAAACATTATTTAAATGGTGTCCCTCCAAACCACATAACTAAAGATTTTCTGTTACCACGTATTACTGGTTTTACTCTGTGTCTAATAAAAGATGCAAAAAACACAGCATGTCCTTGTTTAATTTTTGCAACTTTACCTTCAGACATTAATTCTAAATCTCCACCTTCAAACTCATTCTCAGGAGAAAGTAATAATGTCATAGATATTTTTCTAACTGGTGGTTCGTGTTTAAAATTAACATCATTATCTACATGCCAATCATAAAATCCTCCTTCAGGATATTCTGTGTATTGTGCCATTTCAGTTATTTGCATTTCATCAAAACCAAAATGATTACCATTTGTAGTTTTCATAATTTTTTCTATGTCTTTGTACATATCATTCATTTTTTTAAATGGTATCCAACTAATATGTGAAGTTCTTGTTTTAGTATCTAACACTCCACTTTTAATTCCTTTTTCATTTCCAACTTGAGCATCCTTTTTAGGTTCTGATCTTCCTGCATTAATAATCATCTGACATTGTCTAGGTGTAAAAATTGGTTGTGTGGTTTCAACTATATAAGCTTTCCACCGTGGCTCAGTAATCATACAGCTCCTCTATTTTTAATTGGATCAAATTTTACATCACAATTTGCAGCAAGTGTTCTTCTGGTTTCATTAGTTCCGTTAAATGGATATACACAATGTCTCATGTCATATGGAAACACATAAAAATCTCGAAGATCCATTGGTGGTTGATAATCTATTTTTGCAAATTGACCATTACTAGCTCCTAATATTTGTAGCTTACCGTTTTGTTTAACTTTATCATTTGAATATTCTTTACCAAATGTAGAAGGTAATTTTAAAATCATTACAGATGACAAACCTGTAAATAAAATTCCTCTATGTATGTGTGCTGGATTATATTCATGTTGTTTCATTTCATTAACCCAAATTGAATTAAGGTGTAAATTATATTCTTTTATTTTATTAAAAGCTAAGTAATGTTTAAAAATAGTTATAAA